ATATGGATGAATCTGGCTTACGCATGGCTGCACATGCTGCACACAAAGCAGGCCAAAAAGAATTTGAATTCTTAGGTAAGAAATATCCAGTTAAAGTTACAGAAGATGGTAAAGTTGATTGTAATTACGCTAAAGTAAAAGATATCGCTAAAAAAGAAGTTAGGGGTCATGAGAAAGCGATGCACGAACAAACAATTGATGAACGTGAACTTTCTGCAGGTGAAACTAAAAAGAAAGAACATATTGTTAAGTCAATGAAAAAGAACTTATCTGGTTTTAAATCTCGATACGGAGATAAAGCTAAGAGTGTAATGTATGCTACTGCTACTAAACAAGCTAAGAAAGAAGAAGCTGATAGTTCTAATGAAATAGTCAATTCTCGCCAAAAACAATACAATCAAGCTGAAGAATATGAGTTACACTTAGACTTGACTGAAGGTGAGAAAATGGATGGCAAGAAAAAAGTAGTTAAAAAGGAATCAATGATGGGTGCTGCACCTTCTAATGCTACTGGCATGGGTGAATCTCGTGGCCATAAAATTATTGCTGATAAACTTCGCCAGATTGCTTCTAAGTCACATGGTGTATCACCTGATATGTCGACCACCGCTCAAAATATCAAAGACAGACTTAAAGATGCTAAAAACCTTAGTCGTGTTGAAATTGTAAATCAAAAAGATACTTCTGTTAAAGAAGCTACTGATACTGAAACTAAAGATGCTTCAGGTAAAGTTACTTCATGGCAACATACAGGCGACTGGAAGAAATCTACTGGTTCTAGTGCTGAAAGAGGTAAAGGTAAAGTTGCTCATCTAAGTGACTTCGCTCGTAAAAAGACTACTAAGATGGCTAATGAAGAATCTGAAGAATTAGATGAAATTTCTGCTGACTTAGTTGGTCGATATTCTGATAAAGCAAGCAAAGAATATAATGACCCAAAAACTTCAGAACACAAAAAGGCTACACGCCGTGCTGGTTTAATGACTGGTTATAATAAAGCTAAAGGTCGTGCTAGAGTTCCTGCTACATACTCAGAAGAAATTCAAATTGTAGAAGCAGAAGATAGTTTTGAACATGGTAGAGAAACACTATCATATGGTGTTGGTACACATCCAGAGGTTGCTAAAGAACTACATAAACATGCAGGCAAAATTCAAGCCATCTTCCATAATACAAAAGATAATGCTATGGCTGCTGTAGTTCATAATACAGAAGATGGCGTACATGGTGACCATCATGTTTTACATTTCATCAATAATAAGAAAGTACACACAACAATTCATCCAACATTTGGTGATGCTGAAGCTCACGGTGTTAAAACTGTAACTACTAAAAAAGGTTTAGCGCATCTCAATAAAATGCACGGACTGATGAAAGAAGAAGCTGAAGAATTAGATGAATTATCAAAAGGCACATTAAGTTCTTATGTCAAAGGTGCTGCTACTGATTTACCTCGCCTAGGTAATACTTTAGGTCGTTTACAGACTCATGGTAAATTAAAAGATACTGAAAAACGAATTGGCTCACACATCGCTAAACGGTATCGTGGCATTGAAAGAGCAACAGATAAACTAGCCAAAGAAGATAGCAAATCTCCTGGCCAAGATGAAGATAACCACATGTCACCAGGTGCTACGGCAAGGAACTAATATGGAACAACTACAAGAATTTGCTAAAGAAGTTGTGGATCGTTATATCAAGTCGATGGGTTATAATCCAGAGACTATTGATAGAAACAAACGCATGGCTTTCACTAAAACTAGGGCATTTCAAAACTTTGCTGCTCGCATTGGTAATGAATTTACTAATGAAGAAGTTGAATTGGAAGAAGCAATGGAGTTTCCTCAAGGTGACTTTGATGCTAAAGGTTCTTCAGTCAAAGTAGTTGGAGAAAAGAAATTATCTAAAAAGGCTTCTGTGGTCAAGGAGTTATACATGAAGCATAGAGAAGTTCGTGAAGAACTCTATGACCATGAGAAAGATGATAAAGATGCCGGTAATTATGGTGGTAAGAAGCCAAAAATAACAGCACCTGACGGTGACCAGACCGGAGATAGGAAGTCTAAAGCTTCTATAGTCATGAGTGGTGGAACAACATTGACTGGACAAAAGAGAGATACAGTTGAAATCGATCCAATACTACAAAAAACTAGACCGGGCGTATCTAATGCTGATATGGGCCAACAAAAATAATAAATAGCAATATAATTCTGAAAAGATTAAGGAGAAATACAAAATGGCTTCAAATCAAGGTAATTACGATAACAGCGCTAATGCTCCATATTGGGCAGCTGCATCGGTTCATCTTCGTGGTAACACCACTAACTCTGGTACACTATTATATGATAACACAACATTAAATGCGTTTTATCGTCCAAAAAATGAAACGGTAGGTTTGTTTGGTGTTGATGATAATGAAAAAATTGTTGAAGGTGGTACAGGTTCACATGCTGGATGGGTTTTAAGAACAACAGGTACAGGTGGTCGTGCTGGTCGTATACAAGAAGAAACACTATCAGTTGTTTCTTCATTTCGTTCAGATAACAATGCTGATGATGCTGTATATCCAGACGCTTCAGCTGTTGTAACATTACAACCAGTTGCAGTTCAATATGTATATTCTAATACAGCATATGCTAACGTAGTAACACTCAGTACAGCAGTTACTGCTTTACCTACAGGTGCTGCTACAACTTATCTATGGCAATATAATACTGCTGATGGTGCACTTGGTTGGACAAACATTGCAAATGGTGTTGCTGTTTCACTATCGAACACAACTGTTTCTGGAAATACAACAGCCACATTAACTATTGCTCCTAAAACAATTAACAGTTGCAATACATCAGTGTTCCGCGCTCTTATTACAGTTACACCTCCAGGCACAGAAACAGGAAGTACAACTGTTACAGTAAATACAGCAAACGGCCAAACAATAGTTTTCGCCGGAGTTTAATTTAAATCAGTCTAAATAAGAGGGACTTCGGTCCCTTTTATTTTTGACATAAGAAGATTTTAATGATTGATGATTTGAATGATGACAACTTTTTGATATATGCTATGAAGGCTTACACCTCACCGCATTATATCATGGCCGAGTTTGAATCGGATATGAAAAGAACCAAATATCTGAAGAAGTTATTTCGCAGATACAAAACGAATAAAGACCTTAAAGAGAGGTTGATTCTAAACCACCTCATTTTATTGTATAATGTTTTTTCAATTGAAGCTACTACTCGAATTCTATTCTATAAAATAGATGAACGGGATTATGATATCCTAAAGACCTTTTTGGTTTATTTGAATTATATGCCTGTTAGAGTTGCCAGCATCAATGGAAAAAATATTGAATCATCTAATATTTTAATAAATATGGACATAGCAGAAATACTGAGGAAATTATGAAAACATTTAAATCGCATTTAACTGAATCATGCTGGAAAGGTTACAAAGCCATCGGAGTTAAAGACAAAGGTGGCCGTAAAGTTCCTAATTGTGTTCCTGTCTCAAAAGAAGAAGTTGAGATAGATGAGAAGAAAGACCATATGGAGTATGAAGATCCACATATGGCCATAAACCAATTAAGAAGTATTATTCATAATGCTCAAGAAATGTTAGATTTACTTGGTGATGATACTGATTTACCTGAGTGGATTGAATCTAAAATCACATTAGCTGAAGACTATCTTATGACTTCATCAAACTACATGCGTAGCGAAATGAAAGAAGATTATGACCACCTTGATGAAAAAAGTGCAGCATGGCAACGTAAAGCCGGCAAAAATCCAGAAGGTGGTTTAAATAAGAAAGGCGTTGACTCTTATCGTAGAGAACATCCTGGTTCTAAACTAAAAACAGCAGTTACAACTAAACCTTCAAAACTTAATCCTGATAGTAAATCAGCTAAACGCAGAAAATCATTCTGTGCTAGAATGGGTGGTATGAAGAAAAGATTAACATCAGCTAAAACTGCACATGATCCAGATTCTCGTATCAATAAAGCATTAAGAAAATGGAATTGCTAATATGCTAACTTTTAGAAGTTTTTTGAAAGAACAACCGACTCATCCAGAATCTAAGCCAACACATGACCGTGGTCATGATATCAAAAGGCACGCTAAGAGTTTGAAGCCTGTAGGCACGATTAAGACAGAAGATACTGTGGATGAACATATTGTAAAATCCGGTAGTCAATTCAAATTGGTTTCTAAAAAGACAGGTAAAAACTTGGGTACATATCCAACTAAAGCTGGCGCTGAGAAAAGAGAAAGAGAAGTTCAATACTTCAAACACATGAAAGAAGATGGTGGTGCCGGTGGTGCTGGCGGTGGTGGCATGTCAACAGGTGGTTCAGCTGGACCAACCAATGTAACTGGTGTCAAAGCATCTACGGATCCAGTAAGTGCTACTGCTGTTCATCCTAAAAAGAAAAAGAAATATATGGCGGGTATAAGAAGAAGTCCACCACAAATGTAATGGAGTTAGTATGAACATCACAGAACAACAATTGAGGCAAATATTACCTAGAGCTCAAAACCTAGGCAATTTGTGTCAAGTGTTGAATAAGTTATTACCTAGATATGGAATTAATACAACAAATCGGGTTGCTGGCTTCTTAGCTCAATGTGGTGTTGAATCTGCTGACTTTACTGTGTTTATTGAAAACTTAAATTATTCGTCTCAGGCTTTAGTTAGTATTTTTGGTTCACATTTTCACGGTGATGCTGACCAGTATGCTTATCAACCTGAAAAGATTGCTAATCGTATCTATGCTAATCGTTTAGGTAACGGCGATGAATCTTCTGGAGATGGATACAGATATCGTGGTCGTGGTGCCATTCAATTGACTGGCCATGACAATTATACTTTATTTGCTAGTAGTATAGGCCTGACATTAGTAGATATTACCAATTATCTAACTTCACTACAAGGTGCAGTTGAAGTTGCTTGTTGGTTTTGGAAATGTAGAAGTGTTAATGCTGCTTGTGATGCTGATAACATAGATAAGATGACTAGATTAATTAATGGTGGGACTAATGGGTTAGACCAGCGCCATGAAAAATATGAAACAGCTAAACGAATACTTGAAGGAGTGAAATTATGTTAATGTTTTTATTGAGACTTTTCTCATCAAATTGGTATGGCTTGTTTATTCATATTATGTTTGCTATTGGATTAGTTCTTTATGTTCTAGGTCATTTTTATAAAAAAGTAGCATCATTTGATTCTACTGGTGTTCTTGTTGGTTTATTGGACCAGATTACACCTTATGCCATCATGATGCGCACTGTTGGTGTTATATTGATGTTGATAAGTATATACTATGAAGGTGCTTATAATTCTGATGTATATTGGAAAGCTAAAATAGATAGTTTAGCAGCTCAAGTACAAGATGCAGAAAAACGAGCTAAAGAAGCAAATGCACAGATTGAAACAAAAATAATTTATAGAACTAAGGTTGTAACTAAAACTGTACAAGTAGAAAAAGAAAAATTAAAAGAATCAAGTCAAAAGATTGATTCCGCCTGTGTAGTATCTCCTGAAGCTATTGCTATAATTAATTCAGCAGCAAAAGGAGTAGTGAAATGAAAAAACAAATATTATTAATACCTTTATTATATGTTTTAACTAGTTGTTCAGAGATTCCCCCGATGTCAAGTTTTCCAGCTGTGCCAAAAGAATTACAGCAAGCATGTCCGGAGTTAAAGGGAGTTGATAGTTCCACAACTAAATTAAGTGTTGTGATTGATTCTGTTATTGATAATTATTCCAACTATCACGAGTGTCAAATTAAAGTTGATTCTTGGAATGAATGGTATAACACTCAAAAGAAAATTCACGATTCCGTAGACTAACCATTATAATAACGGATAATAAAAATGGATATTAAAGCTGTAAATGATTTGCGAGTTGACATCGAAGTTACAAAAAAAGATGTAGATACCTTAACCCGATTATGCGAAAAGATGGACAAAGTTATTGAAAAACTTGTAGACCATCAAGACGTAATAATCAAACAAATATATAACGACATGGACAGACGAAACCAAGATACAAATAATGACATCAAGGATTTACACTCCCGTATAACCACGACCAGTCGAGAAATGGGTGAAAAACTCGAAAAGCACGAAGAAAAGATAATGAAAGAACTTAAATGTTTGAGTGGTAAAATTCAAGCTCAAACTGAAAACGAAGAACGCATCATTGAAAAGCTAATGAAATACAAGTGGCCGTTGGTAATAATTATTATTATTATTTCATGGTTGACATCTCATGTAGGACCTGATACAATATTGAGAATCATAGCAATGAAATAATTATTAGAAGAGTATATCATGAGTGTTTTTATTGACCGCAAGTTTTTATTACTAGTATCTCCCAAATTACAAAGGTTCGCTCAGAAAAAGACGGACCTTTTTAATTTCCGTTGTCCTTTCTGTGGCGACTCCCAAAAGAACAAATCCAAGGCCAGAGGTTTCATTTATCGCAAGAAGAATGATTATTTCTTCAGCTGCCACAACTGTGGCGAGGGACACACCTTCTACAACTTCTTAAACCATGTAGACCCTTCTCTAATTAAAGAATATCAGTTAGAACGATACAAAGATGGCCAGACTGGCAATCATAATTATCCTAAACCTGAATCCATGACTAATATACCTAAGCCTGTATTCAAGACCAAGATAAATTTAACTAGTGTGACAGAGTTACCTGATGGTCATTTAGCTAAAGAGTATGTTAAGACTAGAATGATACCAGAATCATGGTGGAATGAATTATATTTTACTCCAGACTATTCTGAGTTTGTCAAGAGTTTTGGTATTGACAAAGGGCTCAAGGCTGATGATCCTAGACTAGTTATTCCTTTCTATGACAAAGATAAGAACCTATTTGCTTTTCAAGGTCGAGCTTTATCTGAATCCAAGATGAAATACATAACGGTAAAGATAGACGATTCTGCTAAAAAACTTTATGGATTGGATAAAGTAGACCTAAGTAGGAAGGTGTATGTGGTTGAGGGGCCGATTGATTCCATGTTCTTGGATAACTGTCTTGCTACTGCTGATGCATCACTAGCCTTTGCTTCTGAAGTGGCCAAAGATATTGTGTTGGTCAATGACAATGAACCAAGGAATAAAGATATTATCCGGCAAATGAGTGATAATATTAAACATGGATATAGTCTTGTTATTTGGCCTGACACCATAGAACAAAAAGATATTAATGATATGATTTTATCTGGTTTGACTAAAGATGAAATTATGAGTATAATAGATGAACATACCTATACAGGTATCAGAGCTGAATTTGAATTAAATAATTGGAGGAAGGTGTAAGTTGTCTAAAAAATATGTACGAATATGGGAAGAATATTTTGGATTAAAATTATCCGAAGATGAGGAAATACATCATATTGACGGAAATAGAAATAATAATGATATTTCAAATTTAAAAATGGTGACAAAACAAGAACATTTAGAAATTCACATTTCACAAAATGATTATGGTGCAGCACAAGCAATATTGATAAGGATGCAACGAACACCAGAAGAAAATGTATTACTCAGTATTGTTGCGTCAAAACACCAAAAACAATTATATTCAATAGGAAAACATAATTTTCAAAAGATTTCAAAAAATGAAAAAAGTGAAATATCAAGAGGTGCTGGGTTAAAAACAGTTAGATTAAACCTTGGAATACACGCAATAAATTCCAATCATGAATTGGCCAGTAAAAATGGCAAATATGCTAGAAGTAAATTATCCAGAGAATTAGAACTTAAAATGATGCGTGATATGCATATTAAAATTAGAGGTTCTAAATGGTGGAATAATGGAATTATCAACAAAAGGTCAAAAGAAAGACCTAATATTAATTATGTAGAAGGTATGTTAAAATGCAAGTGAAACTTATATCATATAGTAAACCGACAGAAGAAATGTCAACATTGGGAATGAATAATATGCAAGATTTGGTTGCATATTGTGCGAGAGTATCAAATCCATCCAATCAACTCAACACAGAAACAAATGAAAAATTAATTGCATATTTGTTAAAACATAAACATTTTTCTCCATTAGAAATGTCTTCCGTGTGTATGGAGATTGAAACCACACGAGATATCGCACGACAGATACTACGACACCGATCCTTCTCATTCCAAGAGTTCTCTCAACGATATGCTGATCCAACTAAAGACTTAGGATTTGAAACTAGGGATGCACGTTTGCAGGATATGAAGAACCGTCAAAATTCTATTGAGAGTGATGATGTTCGTTTACAATTAGCTTGGCAGAAAAAGCAATTAGAAGTTATCAATGATATCCAAAGTGCATATCAATGGGCAATTGAAAATGGTATCGCTAAAGAACAAGCCCGTGCTGTTTTACCAGAAGGACTCACAACTTCGAGGATGTATATGAACGGAACACTTCGTTCTTGGCTCCACTATATACAACTCAGGTCAGGAGTAGAAACACAAAAAGAACACAGGGAAATTGCTTTAGCTGCAGCACAAGCAATTGAACCAATCTTCCCAATGATTATGGAATTCGTGAAGTAAAATTAGCAACCTTAATAATAACAATATAGTATAGAGAGAATTAAAATTATGGATATCACACAAAGTATTTTATCAGATATTACGGTTTTCAATAAGTATGCCAAGTATTTACCTGAATTGCGCCGCAGAGAAACATGGGAAGATTTATGTGACCGCAATATGGCCATGCACATCAAGAAGTATCCTCAACTCAAAGAAGAAATCAAAAAGGTATATGCTGACTATGTAATGACAAAGAAAGTATTACCATCAATGCGTTCCTTGCAGTTTGGTGGGTTACCAATTGAGTTGTCTAACAACCGTGTATATAATTGTGCCTTCTTACCAATTACACATGAGGATTCATTCTCCGAGACTATGTTTCTATTATTAGGTGGAACAGGTGTTGGTTATTCAGTTCAGTTACAACATGTCGCTAAGTTACCTGTGGTACAAGGCCCAAAAGAAAAGACTAGACGCTTCTTAGTTGGAGATTCAATTGAAGGATGGGCTGATGCAATTAAGATTCTAGTGGAGTCTTATTTCCATGGTAAATCTGATCCAGTGTTTGATTTCCGTGATATTCGTCCTAAGGGTTCTAGGTTAATCACTTCAGGTGGTAAAGCTCCTGGTCCAGACCCATTAAAGATTTGTATTGAGCATATTCGTTCAAAACTCAATGTGGCCATTGGTCGCAAACTTACCTCATTAGAAGTCCATGATATTCTTTGTCATATTGCTGACTCTGTATTGACCGGTGGTATCCGCCGTGCTGCAATGATTTCGTTATTCAGTAAAACAGATATGGACATGTTGACCTGTAAGTCTGGTATGTGGTGGGAACTAAATCCTCAACGAGGCCGTGCTAATAACTCAGTTGTATTAAATCGTAAAGATATTACAGAGGATGAATTTGCGGATATCTGGGAACGTATCCAGGCATCAGGTGCAGGTGAACCTGGAGTATTCTGGACTAATGATTACGAATGGGGAACTAACCCATGTTGTGAGATTGCCTTGAATCCATTCCAGTTCTGTAATTTAACAGAAATCAATGCTTCAGACATTGTTGACCAAGCAGATTTACTTGCTCGAGCAAAAGCAGGGTCTTTCTTAGGAACACTACAAGCTGGTTATACTGATTTCCATTACTTACGTCAAGAATGGCAAGAACAGACAGAAAAAGAGGCACTCATCGGTGTCGGTATGACAGGCATCGCTTCTGGTGCTGTTTTAGAGTTAGATTTAGAAGCCGCAGGTGTTGCAGTCTTAGAAGAAAATGCAAGGGTTGCTGGTATTATAGGAATCAATCCAGCTGCACGAGCAACAACAGTTAAACCATCTGGAACTTCATCCTTGACTGTTGGTTCATCCTCAGGCATTCACGCATGGCACAATGACTACTATGTACGCAGAATGCGTGTAGGTAAGAATGAACCATTATATGGTTATATGTCTAAAAACATTCCAGACCTAATTGAAGATTGTTATTTCAAACCGCATATCGAAGCTGTTATGTCATTCCCACAGAAAGCACCAGAAGGCGCTATCTTACGAACAGAATCTTTCATGGAATTATTAGAGCGAGTTAAGAAGTTCAATATTGAATGGATTCGTTCTGGCCACAGGACTGGTAATAACTACCACAATGTATCATGTACTATTTCTCTAAAGAACAATGAATGGTATCGTGCAGGTCGTTGGATGTGGAAAAACAAAGACCATTACACCGGCATCTCTGTTTTACCTTACGATGGTGGTTCATATAAACAACCTCCGTTCGAGGATATCACAGAAGGCGAATTCAATGATATGGTTAAACACCTACATTCAATTGACTTGAGTAAAGTGGTTGAAGAAGAAGATAATACTGCCGCTAGGGATGAAATTGCTTGTGCTGGTGGAGCTTGTGAAGTAGGCCAATAATAAATATGAAAGATTTTGATATTAAGTGGATTGCCACCTGTTTGTTTATTTTTGGTGGCACCACTGTGGCGTTTAAGTTTCCATGGATTAAATATGCGTTTCCGTGTTTTACGATAGCTCATTGTATTTTGCTATATGACTTCCATCGAACACATAAAAACAAAGCGTTGATGTTTCAGAATTCATATTTCTTGGTCGTCAACATAATTGCAACATACATTTGGTTTGTACGATAAGGAAAGAATTAAAATGACACAAAAAGTAATTACAGGCAACTGCAATAGTTGTGAATCAGGTTTTGAACTGGCTTATCATGAGGAATATGTTTCATCTCAGTATCCAACCTTCTGTCCATTCTGTGGTGATAATATCGAAGATATCACCGATGAATATATAGAAGAGGAAGAAACTTTTGAGGATGACCAGTGGGACAAAGATTATTAGAGTGGATGTATAAAGATGCAATATTTTTAGAAAGTGATATTGACAATAACATCGGTTTCGTGTATATTATTACAAATGAAGTAACAGGTAGAAAATACATAGGTAAGAAGTTATTTTGGTTCGCTAAGACTAAACAGGTCAATAAGAAGAAAAAGAAATTTAAAGTACCTTCTGATTGGCCTGATTATTATGGATCAAATGAAAAGCTACTTGAAGATGTTAAAGAACTTGGGAAAGAAAACTTCAGTAGAACCATACTTTTTTTGTGTAAAACAAAAGGCGAATGTTCTTATCTTGAGGCTAAAGAACAATTTAACCGTAATGTAATTGAAAGCGATGATTACTATAACATATGGATAATGGTTCGAGTAAGAGCTTCGCATATTAAACAACTAATTGAGAATACTAAAAATGCATCCGACCTTCAAAAAGATTAAAGAAGAAAAATGTGATGCGATTTCATTTTTGCCTTCACATGAGAAAGAAGACGAAACTGTAATTTTAGGCTTGACATATAAAGAAAAAGGTGATAACATTGGTGGTTCTGAATTAGGACATTCATATGACATTCTCACCTTCCAACTTACAGAAGAAGATTGTATCAAAGATTACTTTCAAGCTATCTTGGTTTGTCCTTACACCTACAGTGAACAATTAATGATGGGTGGACATTTTGGTCTAATTGCTAAAAGAACTACAACCTCAGATGATATGGTAGGAAGAGTATCAATCGCTATAGACAAATTAATTGTCCAATATAATGAAAATGAATAAAGTGAAAGAATTATGCGAATTACTAATGTAAAAGAAGCTGAACAGAAAGTTGTGTCTGGTGGTGAACCTGATTTATCTAAGACTCCAGATATGAGATTATCTGGTGCTTTGAATTGGTATAGTTATTACAAAGATGCCAAGGATAGTAAGAAGTATCTATTAGAATATTTGAGCAAGAATAAGTATCCCAAAGAAGATATCGCCTTACTTGTTGGATTACATGAGAATAACTACTCTAATGTAGGATTTGTGTGCCGGTTAACTGAACGAGGCCTAGTATTAGCTGACCATCAACAAATTTGGTTAGTTAACCGAATAAAATCTCTAATTAATCTTGGATTATCTGCTAAAGAAGAGCGTGAGATTCAACTTGAAGATTCTAAGCCTAAGGTTAACATCCAGGATCGCATCCAAGAACAATCCAACGAGTTTATAGGCGAGTTAGAGGGTTACGTTGATGATTATAAGGTTTCGTTCTCTCCATATGAATGGATGGCAACCAACGGGGTCAAGGCACCTCATGCTCGTAAGATAGTGACTCATTTTTCGGCTAAACTAGATGAGCCTAAGTTGGTGTTGTCTGGCAAAGCAGGTGAGGACCTAGATGAAGCATATAGTTGCTTTACTAAATCTAATATTAAGAAATTTGTGGCATTCATTGAACAAATTGTTAATGATGCTAATAGGATTGTCAATAATTCTAAGATTACTCGAAAGCCGAAGGCTAAAAAGAACCAACCGGCAGATAAATTAGTATTAAAGTTACAGTATAAAAAAGAAGATATGGAATTTAAATTGGTGAGTATTAATCCTGTTGAAATTATTGGTGCTAAACAACTTTGGGTGTTTAATACCAAGACAAGAAAACTAGGAGTATATCATGCTTGGACACAAAGTGGTTTAACTATTAAGGGGACTTCTATACATGACTACACCGACAATTCTTGCTCAAAGACATTACGCAAACCAGCAGACATATTTTTGGAACTCCAAAAGGCAACAGAACGCAAATACAAACTCACATTTGACGGAATCAAAGCTGCCGAACAAAGCTTGACAGGCAGAATTAATGGTGATATAATACTAGTGAAAGTATTCAACTAAGGTATATAAAATGGTATTGATTGATTTGAACCAGGTCTTATTGGCCGGGCTAATGGCACAGATTACAGGTAAGGGTGCTGGTAAATATGATGAAGATTTGATCCGGCACATGGCTCTAAACACTTTGCGCACTCATGTTAAGAATTTTCGTGGGGAATATGGTGAAATTGTCTTGTGTTGTGATAACCGTCAGTATTGGCGCAAAGAAGTATTCCCATTTTACAAGGCTTCTCGTAAAAAATCAAGAGAAAAGTCAGATTTAGACTGGCATTTGATTTTTGACATCTTGGGCAAGCTAAAAGTTGAGCTAAAAGAACATTTCCCTTACAAAGTCATTGATGTTGACCGTGCTGAAGCTGATGATATCATCGGAACACTAGCTCCAAGACAGGTAATGCACGAAAATGTAGTGATTGTGTCATCGGATGGCGATTTCTTGCAGTTGCAACAGTATAATCACAAAGATAGCAAGTATTCCATCAAACAATACAACCCAGCAATGAAGAAATTCTTGAAATCCGTTGAACCAATGACGGAATTGAAAGAAAAAATCATCAGAGGTGATAAAGGAGATGGCATTCCTAATATATACTCTCCATCTGACTGCTTTGTGCGTGATTTAAGACAGAAACCTATCACTAAAGGTGTTCTTACTAAATTGCTATCTGAGGATTGGACAACTTGGACTGATGAAAACATCAAAATTGGGTTTTCTCGCAATCAACTATTGATTGACTTACGAGAAATACCTAAAGATATCAAGGATAATATTGTCCAAGCATATGAAGATGCTAAACCAGCACCAAAATCTAAGCTTCTCAACTATTTTATAGTGAAGAAACTTAAAAATTTAATGGATGTACTAGAGGATTTCTAATGAAAGAGATATACGAAATATTAAATGAAGTAAGACAAGCACCAACATTTATGGCTAAGCATGATATTCTAGCAAAGAATGATACACCTATTCTCCGTGAGGTAATTAAGTGTGCTTATCACCCAAATGCTCAGTGGTACAATGATGCTTTACCTAAACAGTACAAGCCAATTGATACGTTACCTGGCATAGCCATGACTAATTTGTTTTCAGAGATGAAGCGACTATACCTTTTTAGCAAAGGAAACCCTACGGCAGACGCATTGTCGCCTGAAAAGAGAAACCAACTGCTGACTAACATACTAGAAGGCATGGAACCAAATGAAGCCAAAGTGTTTATTGGCATCTTGAAAGGTGATTTAGACCTAGGCTTGTCTTTAGCCGATATTAAATTGTTGTATCCATCTTTATTTTAACCGGAGTGTAAGAAGTGTCAAAAACGCAAGGCAAGTTTCACAATAATCTCGACTATGTGGATGATTTTGAAACAATCAATAATAAATTTAAACATAGATATGAGCATAAAGAAAGTAAAAAAGTTACTTTTAAGGAAATCGTAGAAGGTTATGAACTTAATGACCTTGATATCGAAGAATATGATTTAATTCACAAATAGTGCTTGACAAGATTAGATTTTTGTGAGATAATTACCATATATTCTGAAATTTGTGATGGACTTATATTATGTTACTAGACTCAAAATCTAATCTTGCTAAATTGATGGCTACGGAAAATATTATCGTAGAGCAAAAGAAAGTTCCTACTGCTCACTTTAATTTGAAAAGCCGTACGCTTGTTATTCCTATTCTCAAACAGGAATTATCTAACAACCTATATGACCTATTCATTGGTCATGAAGTAGGCCACGCTCTAAACACACCAGAACAAGGTTGGCATGATTCAATCATGGATTGTGGTGTCAATCGTTCTGTACTCAATGTGTGTGAAGATGTTCGTATTGAGAAACTCATTCGCCGCAAATTCCCAGGCCTCAAGATTTCATTCATCAAAGCATACAAAGAGTTACTAGAACAAGACTTCTTTGGTATCAATGGATACAACCTTGAATCGCTTCGTTTGATTGACCGTATCAATCTTCACACCAAGTGTGGTGGTACTCTAGGAATTAAGTTTAATCCAGAAGAGTATGTTTTATTAATGGAATCTGAAAATACAGAAACCTTTGCTGAAACTGTTATCATAGCTCAAAAAATTCAAGATTACATGAAAGAGCAAAACGAAAAGCGCAAAGAAGAAATCTTTGAGATTGATGAAGATGAGGATTCAGAAAGCGAAGAAGTTGGTGAAGATGAAGCTCATGGCAATGATGAAGATGAAGAAGAGGATAGTGATCCTTCTGGAGAACCTGATTATGGATCCAATGATGATGAAAAACCTGGAGATTCAGATAAAGGTAATAACCTAGAAGAAGATTTAGATTCTATCACAGACAATAACTTCCGAGATAAAGAGAAAGAATTATATGAACATTCAAATGTTGACTATGCTTATGCTAATGTGCCTAATCTTAACTCAGATGATATCATCCTCACTTACAAAGAATTATGTAAAGACCTAAGAACATCGGATGCTAAATCCTCTGTCAAGATATCTTCTACTCTATTTACTACCTTTAGAAAAGATTCCAGTAAGACTGTATCGTATCTAGCCAAAGAGTTTGAACTCCGCAAGAATGCTGACCAACTTAAACGGGCAGCTATTGCTAAGACTGGTGACTTGAACATGCAACGCATTTATGCTTACCAGTTCACCGATGATATCTTTAAGAAGATTACTATCACACCTAATGGTAAATCGCATGGATTGGTCCTATTCTTAGATTGGTCAGGTTCAATGCGCAAACACATGGCAGACACTATCAAGCAGTTAATGACTTTAGTTATGTTCTGTAAGATGGTTCAGATTCCATATGAAGTGTATGCTTTCAGTACACGGTATAGCCCCAAACGATTTGAAATTGAACCTAAGCCAGGTGACCTAGACCTTAAGCCTTTTGCCTTGATGAACTTATTTTCGTCTAAGATGACCTCTACCGAATTCTCTTTGGTGGCTAACGCATTACTATCTGGTGTCTGGCAAGGTTACCTAGGAGATGGTGCTAATTGGGATTCTAGTTATTCTGCATATAGTCTAGGTAGCACTCCATTGAATGAAACGATTGTCGCTGCTTTGGATATAATTCCTAAGTTCCAATCTCGCAACAAGTTACAAGTAGTGAATACGGTATTCTTGACTGATGGTGAAGGCCATGCCTTGACACAATATAAAGACCACAATGGTAAGATGAATTATTCTGGTAACCTAATCATCCGAGATCCAAAGACTCATGTATCAATGAAGGCTGATTATAACAGTCGCAATAATTCTAAGGCTTTCTTGCATATACTGAAACAAAGAACTCAATGTAATATTATTGGATTCCGTATAATGAACCTGAAAGAGTTTAGAGATACTACCTCGTACACCTATCGTGGTACCAACACATATATTATAATTGAAGATTTTAGAAAGAATAAATCTCATGTGGCCAAGTCAGTTGGGTTTGATGAATACTATATGCTCAAGGCTGACTCAATGTCCACCGATGAAGAATCATTAGATGTGAAATCGACTACAACTCGTGGATTGGTCACCGCTTTCAAAAAGTATACAAAAGGTAACATTCAGAACAAAGTTATCCTCAATCGTTTCATTGGTTTAATTTCGTAGTCTTTTCCAAACAGAGGTTTTTTTATGGATCCAACACATTTAATTAGAATACTCACTCTGTGCAAAGTTAACCTTATCCAAGAGTTTAACGGCACACTCATAGCCGAGATAGATGTAATTATTAAGCAACTCAGAGGTACACAGCAATGACTACAGATTTTTGGGAAGGATTTGAATCGCCATGGGAACACAAAGTTCCTGCTGAAGCACTCTACACCCACCCATCTAAAGAATGGCAGACCTTGAGTGATGATGAGATAAAATTAGCAATTACACAAGCGTTAGATATAAATGTAATTGATATCACCAAAGAAGAAATTGAAGTTGCCCGAGCCATTGAAGCTAAGTTAAAGGAGAAGAACACATGACTAAAGATGAAGCATTAAAAATGGCGATTGAAAAAGCTATGATACCAAATACTAAAGCAATGCAACAAAGCCAAAGTAACCCTGTATTTTTAGCACAAGGAAGCAAATTAGTTGCTGGGCATGAAGGCGTATTTGTTGAGGACAAAAATCTTAAAGAAATAGTTAGCTATCACGAAACTCACTGTGCGGAATTAGATAACGTGATTGAACAACTACAAGCCGAAAATAAAGATTTGGAAACGATACAGAGTGCCACTAGAAAAGCAAACATTGACTTAGTTAATCAGCTAACAGCACTAGAACAACCAGCGCAAGAAGATGAAATAAAAGCATTAAAGGAAAAGAATCATGGCTAATGCTACCCCACTTACTAGAAAGCAATGGCTAGAACTTTTGCGTAAGTTATGGCAAGAGTCATTATTGAAAGCATTTTATGAAAAAGAAGATTCTAAAGATGGCTTGCCTTTAATATCTAAAAAGGAAAAGAACACATGAGTTGGGCAGAAGATGATGGCTATGACGCTTATGATGCTAGTGATTTCAACCGTGCTGGTATTAACTCAAACCCTAAAGTTGATAGATTAGATGCTAAATGGGTAACAAAAGATGGTCATGCGTTACGAGTAACAGAAATGGAAAATGACCATTTATTTAATGCTTACATGATTAGCGGCAAGGATAGTTTATTTAAAGAAATGGTGTATCGTTTATTTGAGGCGAAATCAAAGGGAGATTCAAAATGAACGATTGGATTAGCGTAGAAGATAGCTTACCTAATTACATTGTAGGTAATGCAAGTAGGAGGTTAAGAGTATTAGTTTACTGGAAGCCAACAAAAGCAGTATTTACTTTATGGTATGGAATGAGATTTGGAATTAAAAGTCCAGAATTTTATGAAGAAAATGAATGGAATAAAAATAACGATGGCGAAATTGAAGAAGATGAAAATTCATTTTTAGGTGATTGTCTAACTTATAGCAATATCACCCACTGGATGCAACTACCACCACCACCAAAGGAGAAGAACACATGAACTTAGATTTAGGAATTTTAACAGAGTATGTACTATGCTACGCAGGGAGTTTCATTATGGGTGCCGCCTTCGGTGGTTATGTAGTTTACCATATACTATCTGAATGGTATGTACAGAAACTAGCAGGAGAAAAATAATGAATGAAAACAATAGAGAGGCCATGATTATACTGCAAGAAGAATGTGCTGAAGTAATCCAGTCCATCTCCAAATGTTTCCGCTTTGGGATAGACAACCAACACAAGACAGGAATAACTCAACGATCCAACTTAGAAGAAGAGATAGGCGATATGTTATGCCTTGTAGATATTCTTATAGAGCAAGGTCTTATTAATGTAGATAACCTGAATGTTGCTAAAGCGAAAAAAATTGAGAAGCTTAAAGTGTGGTCTTCTCTGTATAGTAAGAAATACGATTCATCGAAATTTGTTATAGGGTTATAGTGTATGGAATGGATTACTGAAGTACAAGAGGATTCAGAGGGTAATTCTGTTATTGTTTTCCCGTCTGAACTGATTACTGAGTTGCTTTGGATGGAGGGTGATGTTGTCAAGTGGATTGATAACCATGATGGTTCTTGGACACTACGAAACATGACGATGCTTGGGGAGATAGAATAATGGCTAATGATTTGCAAAAAATACATTCACAGAAAATGGCAGAGTTAATGAAGCCCATTGATAGGCAGATTATGATGTGTGATGACCGTGAAGAGGTAGTGATGCTCGCTTGTGGTATGTTACAACGAGTGAAAGAAATTATGGACCAACAACTAGGTGAAGAAGGAAGAAAGATGATGTTCAGAGAGTTCGGTCAAGGTAACTTCGTGCAGGCTAGACTTGCAAAGAATGGTGATGGGACATTGGACTCGTAACGGCCTCCGAGAAAAAATTCAGAACGTGACCTAGACTTGGGTTAGATTTTCAGTTACGCCCGTCATCGTTCTGGCATTTCACGCTTTCCACAACTATACACGGGCTGCTGCTATACCACTTGACTTCCTCTGCTACCTATGATATAATGCTCAGTTCGCTAGCGCTAAGCACTAGCGCTAATACTATTTCCAATCAAACACCGTTGCCAGTATGCACCCAACAACAAAAATGGTGGAGACCACTAGAGCACCTGCCGCTAGTATTAATAGATTATCGCCCATTATTTGCACTCCTTACTGAAAGTTGATGAACCGCGGCACACTGCTGGTTTGCAGATAGTTAGCAAGTACCCGTCTGGATGGCGAGTCTGTGAAGCGACCATACGTGGAAGAGCAGATTTTGTTTTAATTAATTTTTTCATTGTATTTCCTTTGTTGAGTTGATGTTACCATTATACACTATCTGGATGGAAAGTCAAGCATTAATTGGATATAAAGGTAATTGCCACCACAAGGCCAGTTACCTCATATACCCAATCGGCCATCGCCTCTGCTTGGGTGAAGTTATCAAATAGGCGACCGAAGCAGATATACATGACTATTTCTCCACTACTGTACCGGTTACTGTATACTTGTTAAGCAGAAAAGCGAGAGCAGCCTCGACCGTTTTGCGAGCAGCCTCTGTGCGGCCTTGAGCATTGACGGCCATAAACTTGCCACGCTTCTCTGAATAAAAGACTGTATACGGCACTAGAGC